TATAGACTTGACGGATATTCAAAGCCCATACAACTTAAAAAAGAAACACTAGCTAATATTTTTGCAGGAAAGATAACAAAGTGGAATCACAAGTCAATTCTTGCAGATAACACAATTAAAGGTATTAAGCCAAAGATTCCATCAACACCTATTAGAATTGCTTATCGTGCAGACGGATCTGGAACAAGTCAGATATTTACAGAGTACTTAAATGCAGTAGCTCCAAAAATTTGGACTAAGGCAGGAAACAAAGACTTTAAGAGTGCTTATCCTGGAACAATATCTTTTAGTTCCCAGGCAGGGTCAGGATCTCATGGAGTTGTAATGATAGCTCGCCAAATGAATGGCGTAATAACATACGCAGAGTCCTCGTTTGCTGTCGGATTAAAGCTTGCCCTAATTGAAAATGGTGCTGGTAAATTTACTGCTCCTACTTCAAAAGCGGCATCTCAATTCCTTAGTGATTTTGAGCCATTAGCTAATGGACTCATAAAAGCAAACTATAATAACAAAAACCCTTTGTCGTATAACATATCAGCATTCAGCTATATTGTTGCGTTTAAGGAAAGCACACCAAAAAATGATGCAGTAAGAGAGTTTCTATCTTTTTCTGTAAATAAATGCAATAAGGAGGCTGTGGCTACTGGTTATTCCCCATTAGTTGGCCCAGTTTTGGCTATTGCTAAGTCTAAAATAGCCGAAGTTTCTTCTGGCGAATAAATAAAATATTTGGTATAATAGTGTACGGGTCGTCTAATAAGAGGCCCGTACATTAACTTATTCGCTTGAAGGAGGAATAAAATGGTAACAACATATACATGGGATCTTTTCAAGGATCCTTTTTTTATTGGCTTTAATCGTGAAATTGAAAGAATGGCTAACGTGCACAATGCTGCATCACGCCAATCATATCCACCATACGATGTACTAAAGCTAGACGAAGATACATATCAGGTATCTCTTGCGGTTGCAGGATTCACAAAAGAAGACATTAGTCTATCTGTAGATAACGGAACATTGGTTATTTCTGGAGAAATTACCGAGATCACCGACGCAGAAGTTTTGCATAAAGGAATCGCTGCACGTAAATTCACAAGGTCTTTTGCTCTAGGAGAGTACATGGAAGTATCCAGTGCATCTCTTAAGGACGGAATGCTTAATATTAATATTATTAGGCTGGTTCCTGAAGACAAGAAGCCAAAGACTATCAAGATCAAATAAATAGTATAATAGAGATCTGCACCCCGTCACTGGGGAGTCGCAGACTATTCGGGTCGCTACCCGAAGGATGGACCTGAGCACGTCCCGAAACTGCTCATTAAAATTTAAGGAGAATCATGTTCGAGTATTATGTTAAAAAAGTTACTAAGATTGTGGACGGGGATACAATCGATGTAGAGATAGATCTTGGATTTGATATCTCATTTAGTTCCAGAGTAAGACTAGCTGGTATAGATACACCAGAAAGTAGAACTACAGATAAGATGGAAAAGGCATTAGGCCTTGAAGCAAAAGCTTATCTAAAGCGTGAAATTGAAGCTGCCAAAACTGTTGTTATCAAAACAGAAAAAATGGACTCATCAGAAAAGTACGGAAGAATTTTAGGTTGGCTGTTCCTTGATGGATCAGAAGTTTCTATGAATGAAAAAATGATTGCAGATGGACATGCCTGGGGATACTTGGGAGATACTAAGGTTAAAGACTTTAACGCCTTAGCAGAGAAGAGAAAAAAGAGCGGTAAGTAATGCCTATATATGAATACAAGTGTGAGTGTTCACCAGACAGTATTGTTCCAAAAGAAAGATCAATAAATTCTATAGAACCTAACTATTTATGTAACGAATGCGGTAAAAGATTGCAAAGACACTACGGATCATTTGGAATTAGGTTTAACGGTTCTGGTTTTTATAAAACAGACAATCCTAAATAGTTCAATGATATAATTAACTAAGCAGACATAGTGTTTGTTTAGGAGTTATAGTTGACTAGGACTAAAGCATGGAGATTATCATTAGCATTCATTTTAATGTTTGGATGGCTATTTCTCACACCTGCTTATAGCGATGACCCACTTTCAGTTGCCGCTGAAGAGATAGCAGAACTAAACGAAAAGGTAACAAATCTTACAGAAGAGGCAGATACTAGAGCCTTAATAGATATAGCAGAAGACAAATACGATGCAGCAGTAGCATCAAAAGCTGCTAGGGATAGCGCATATGCTGCATATAATTCGGCGGTAGAAGCAGAAGCAACAGCATTATCTGAAAAAACAACAGCTCAATCAACGGTAGATGGGCAAACTGCTACGGTTGCTACAGCATTGACTCAAAAGAATGATGCTAAAGATGCTCTTGATATTTCATTAATAAATCTTAATACCGCTAATGGTAATCTTCAATCAGCTCAATCAGTTATTAACGAGGCTGGCGGCGATGGTCTGCAATATACTGTATATAATTTAGCAAGAATTTGGCCTAGTTATGCAGTACCAGATTCAGTAATTTGTTCTGGCACCTGGGACTCAAATTATATGAATCTGCCAGTTTGCGGTAATAGGTATGAAAATATAGTGGTTAAGTTTACTGGAAAGATTACTGTTCCTTCATGGTTTACAACAGTAGCATTTGCAGGATATACAGATGATGGTTTCAAAATGTATATCGATGGAGATCTTGCTGTTAATAACTGGGTTGAGCAGGGAGCAAGATGGAGTGATTGGTCTCCAACATATGATGTTACTGTAGACAAAACATTTGATGTAGAAATCTGGTGGTATAACGGAGGAGGTCCAGGATCTTATCATCTTGGATGGACAATTCCTGGCGGAATGACTGGCGCAGGGTGTGACTATGCTGGAAATCCAAGAGTATGGGGAGAAGATTTTAGTTGTAATCTTAATACATTTTCTTCTGGCCCTGGTGCAACGCAGGCACAAATTGATGCATATAATGAAGCAGTAACTGCAAAGGCGGCGGCTCAGACAGATTACAATACTAAACTTGCTACATATAATACAAAACTTTCTGCATACAATACTGCAAATTCTACATTAACAACATATAATCAAACGCTAACAGCTAAGACTACTACACATAATACTGCTGTAACAACTACAGCAAATGCTTTAACTGCTAAAAATAATACACAGTCAACTTATGATCAATCTATTATTAATTTAAATAATGCAATTGAAGACGCTTGGGATTTATATAATGAGACTTGGTTGTTTGAAGAGCAACAAAGAGTAGCAGCAGCTATTGCTACCGCCCTTGCTAATATGCCACAGCCAACACCAGAACCAACAGTTGAACCTACTACAGAGCCTACTCCTGAACCTTCCCCAGAGTCTTCTCCAACTCCAGAATCCTCGCCTTCAGAGGACGAAGCATCAAACGAACCAGAACCCAGTCCAGAGCCAACCCCAGACCCAACCCAAACAGAAACCACAGAGCCTGAACCATTGCCAGAATCAACTCCAATCGTAGAGCCATCACCAGAGCCAACAATTGATTCTGGTTCAGAAAATAATGTAACTAATAGTATATCACAAGAGACAGCAAATTTAATTGCAGATTTAACAAGTAAAGACACATTGACTAAATTAACCCCAGAACAAAACACGGCGGTAGCTGAAGGTCTTGGAATTAAAACATCAGAAATAGCAAAGGTAGCCTTGCTTGCGGCATCAGAACCATCAATAGCAAAAGCCCTTGAAGAATTTGGTGATAGAATAAAAGAGAATGCATCAGCTCCAATGCCATATACATTAGCAGATGCAACAACAGAGGTTGCCACAGAAGCATTTTTATCAGACCCAATCGGAGCCATTGCAGATATCGATTTTGAAAAATTACTTAGCCCATCAGAATGGGGTAAGGATATGACGGATGATCAAAGAGAAAAGGCACAAGAGGTTGTGGTGCCAGTAATTATTGCAGGAAATATTGTGGCAGCAGCCATGACAAGGAGGATATAATGAAAATAATTAAAGGTTTCTTTAATTGGATATGGGAAGCAGTAAAGGAAAGCATAGCCCAGCTATGGACCCTCCTTGGGTTCTTTATAGCCTGGCTAACCCTTACAGGGACAGCACAGGATGTAGTCGGCATAGCAACAGTAATAGTTACTGTAATTTGGCTAATTACCATACCCCTCAGAAAAGACGAGGAATAAGGTATAATAGGGGTATGAAAAGAATAACTGCTATTGCTTTGTCAGGTCTATTGATGCTATCATTAACTGGATGCGGCTATCAAGGTTTTTACAGATACCCATGCCAAGACCCTGCTAATTGGGAGAAGGCTGAATGCAATCCTCCAATTTGTGAAGCGACAGGCACATGCACTAAAGATGTAATTGGTAAAGATCCAATTGCAGAAGACAAGACGGGTACCCCAAATGGCTAAAGAAAGACTAAGTCCACAGGATCTAGATGCTAGATTAAAATTTATTTTAGGAATTACATTAGGCACAATTCTTTTGTGCACATCATTGGGCATTTTGTATGCTTTAATTTTCGTAACACAACCAATTGGCGGACAGTCAGAGAACGATAAGATGTTCTTTAATGTGCTTGGTTCTGTTGCAACATTTATTACAGGAACACTTGCAGGCCTATTGATTGGTCAATCTGGTGCTAAGGATATCATGTCAGCACAGTTGGCTAACAAGGAAATGGATGCAAAGAACACTCAGGCGGATAAGAAGCTTGAAGCAGAAATTGATGCAACTGCAGCACGTTTAGCAGCAAAGCCAGATGGAGCAATGCCAGCAGAACAACCAGTTGATGCAGATTGGGATAAAGACTAATGAAGATGAAAGATAAGTTAATGTGGGTTATCACCCTCGGAATACTTGGCTTCATTGGCTTAGTAGTTCTTGGTGAATACGCTTCAATGCTTGCACAACAGTTTACTTCAGGTGAAAAATATGGAACCAATGAAGACGCAATTGCCCTAGTGCAGAATGCACTTGTAGGACTTATAGGAATTATCGGCGGATATTTTGCTGGTAAAAGTAAAGGTGATGAATAATGTCGCAAGATTTTCCAGTACCAGCAGAAACAGCAAAGGCACCTAAAGGTAGCGTTGCTAGATTAATTCAAATTGCTAAATCTCAAGTAGGATACATTGAAGGTCCTAAAGATAACGAAACCAAGTACGGCGCTTACACAAAGGCTAACTTTCAACCATGGTGTG